TTCTATTATACCCATGTATAGTTAATTCTAAAAACTGCGGTCTATAAAATAATTGGTCAGATGCTCCTAAACTACCGGTTGGTGAATTTTTATACTTTGCAATAGAAATATCCGGTGCTGGAAAACATAATTGTTTTATATATTCAATTTGTTTTTTTATTCTGTATATTTGTGTTGCGCTTTGCCAATATAAATGTATATTAAATTGTATATTTCGTTCTACACCATTGTATTTGTAAGAACTAAATGGTGAGCCAATATATTTGTATGTTTCCCATGTTGATTGAATATCTTCCGATAATCCTGAAATTGTACCTGGAAGATATATTGGTTCGAATCCTATTGGGTGCATTTTTACCCAGGGAATTAAAGATTGCTCTGGTATTACACCAACGGGAAATCTTGATTCAATCAAATAATCTATCATTCTATTGGTATGCATTTCAAATTCGGCAGCATCCCTAGATACTAATGTTTTCATTGTACCATTTGTAGTTGGAACGCCATTAAATGCTACTGGCCTTGGACCTCCAATTCTAGTTAAATAGTATTCTTTAAATCCAGTATATGTTTTTGCACCATCTTCGCCATTATCTATACCCTTTTTACCACCAATTCTTCCATCTAAATTTAAATCCATTGCAGCTGGATGGTATGATGATTGAATATAGGTATCATCCAATGTTAATTTATTTTTTCTTCCTAGTTTTCTTGCCAAATTAAGACCTGCTTGCAATGCTGCTTGTTTTGCAGCTCTCAAATCTCCTTGTATTGCTGACCTTGCAGCACCACCTAATATTTCTGCTCCAGGTTTAAAGACGGTTTTTACATAATATGGTGTATTGGCTTCTATATCTACTTCTCCTCTAGATGCATTTTGCGGTTGCAATGCTGTCATACTTATTGGAGGAGGTAAAGTTTTCGCCTTAAATATAGTATCTGGTATTCTAGTTCTTTGTTTTAGTATGGAACCTGCTAATGATACAAATTGATTTAGTATTTCTCCACCAGTTGTATTTGATTGGAATTTTTCAGTAAATATTTTTGTTCTAAATGGATTAATTACTCCTCTGGTATCTATTATTAATCTACCCGCTTTATCAAATACATTTTGTATATCTAATGGATTTTTTAATGATTTTTTTAAAACTTTTTCTAATGAATTTGGTCTAGCTTCAAATTTACCAACATCGGAATTTAAAGAGTCCGTAGTTGCAGCAGGGATATATGCAGTATCACCATATGAAACTATATTATCTTTTTGTGCTCTATTTAATAATTCTAATAATGATGGCATTCTATTTCTTTATTTATAATAAATATCTTTTTATTAATATTTGAATTAATCAATTGTAAATATTGCTCTACGAGCTCTATTTGAATCTCTAAGCGCATTGTTTACATTTTTTGCATCCAAGAATACTTGAGTTGCACCTGCACCAGTAGCTTGTCTAGCCCACGCCTCTAACAATCCATATATTTTTATAGTAGTATTCGCAGTTGTTTCCGAGTGTACATCAAATACTGGCGTTGAACTTATTTTAGATGCAGTTATAGTTGGAGTAGGTGTTCCTGAACTCGATGATGTATTAGCTCCGGCAGCTGCTGTGGTTGTAACACTTGTTATTGCCGTTTTTGTCATATCAGTTATAGATTTGCCAGTATCGGTAATTATTTTATTATTTGCATTTTTTGACTTATTTAATGCGTCGGTTGCCTGTCTTTCTATATCATCCAAAGATGACATTGAAGTTTTTGTAATCGCCTGAGTTGTTAGGTCAGAATTTGCAGTTACCTGGTCTGCTATTGAAACATTTGTTTTTATCAGGCCCTTTTGTACTGCCGTTTGAAAATTCTTTACCTCATCTTCCAATCCACCAGATGATAAAAACTGCATATTACTTGCTACCCAATTTGCTAATTTTTGATTTGATTCGCTACCAACTCCAATTTGCTGACCTGTAGCAGAACGATATGCCGACCTAAACTTTTCTAATTCCGATATATCAATACCTTCCAATGACAAACCTAATGCATCTGTGCCTTTTTGTATTATTCCACCTGTTAAATAATCCACTGCATTTACAAATTCTGCACCAATACCTGCCACCACGTTACCGGCAGTTTGCCATCCACCTCCTTTGCCACCACGTTGTGCTTCATTACTTCCAACATTATACATCCCCTTTCCTAATGACCAAAAACCAGCTGCTCCTGCCGCAAAAGTTCCTGCACTTGCAGCAGTTATACCACCGGCTCCACCTGCAACACTACTCAACCCTCCTCCTGAAAGCATCTTCCAGGCCCCGCTTAAAATTTGTGGTAAAAATGATGTTAAACCACCAACCAATCCACTCATTAACATTCCAGGAAGTTCCGTTCCTAATGTTCTTAAAAAAGCTAAATTGGCTTTAAGTTGCAAATAATCATTATCAATCATCACATCATTTAATGACTTTTGATTTTGTATTTGTTGCATTGCAACTTGTGTTTGAGCTTGTATTGCCGCAGCATTCATTGCTTTTGTTTCTGCAATACTATATTCTATATTTAATCTTTGAGCATTTGTTTGTTCTATACTTGCTTTTACAACAGCTTTTGATGATTTATCTATTCCCGCATCTAAATCTTTTGTATTTTTTGCAACTTCTCCATAAGTTCCACTACCAATTTTTGCAATTTCTTCAAAATCCATACCCCCTAATGCATTGGATATTGCATCTTTACTGAAAAAATCTAATTGAGATAAATCAATTCCACCCAATTCATCTTGTAATGATTTAACCGCCTCTGGTATTTGACCAGAAGCAAATTTAGCTCTTACTTCGGATAGGTTTATAGATTTGCCTAACATTGCAGATAATTCCATTTCGGCTTTGATACTATCTTTATAGTTCAATACCATATTTCTACCTGCCGATGCTATCTTATTAAAGTTACCACCCATTGCTTTAACGGCGATAACTTGCTTTTGTAATTCTTTACCTGATTTAAAGTTATATTGTGCAATTTCTTTTGTAGAATCTGCCATATCTTTCATAACTTCACCAGGATTTAAACCCATCATCTTTGCCATCTGACGAGTTCCTTCTAACATATTAAGAGCCTGTTCTCCGGTTGAGTTATCTATTATACGGAAATTAGCTGCTAAATCGGTTGCCTGGTCTGCACCTATTCCCATATATTTTGAGAATACCGCTACTTCTTTACCTAATCTTTGAGATGAATCTGCTCCTGCACCCAAATTACCCGCAACACTTAAACTAGATTCTGCTATATCTTTTGCACTAAATCCAGCTTTAGCTAATTGAGCAGCTGCTTTAGAACCTAATTGAGTTAATGCATCACCAAAAAATGCATTTCTCATTTCTTGTTTAAAATCATCCGCTGCAGTTTGCATTTGTGCACCAAATTGTACACCTGCTTCTTGTATTGCAAAACTTGCAGAATTTTGTGCTTTTTTAAGTGCTATTTCATTTTCAAGAACCTGGTCTTTCATATTGAAAGATGCCACCTTTCCAAAATAGTCACCCATCATACCTTGTTTATATGCAAGATATGTAGCCGCACCTGCCAATGCTCCTATCGCTGCTTTTATACCAGCTCCACCATTACCTAACGATTTGAATACACTACCAATTTCATTTGCCAATGGGACAGAACCCTGCATATTACCCAAAAATGATTCCATGAACCCATCCGCTTTTTTCATATTTTTGGTGAAATCCATAGTACCATCGGCGGTAGCTTCCATCGAATCTTTTATTTGCTTACCCGATTGAGATGTGGCGTCAAAACCATCAACTACTTTTGCATAATTTCTAGCTGCGGCCTCTGTGTATTTATTAAATTGTTCTTCGGTAATTACTTTATTCTTGAGTAACTTTCCTAATCTTTTTTCTTCACTAAAAAATTTATTTTTTGCGGAATTTACTTTTTTAATGTATTTAACTTCATTTATGTTAAATCATTTTGTTTTCCAAGTGTATCTGCAATACTTATACTATTTTTTTTAATACTTTCTGCAAATTTGGAAAATGTTTTAAACCCTCTATTGTTTTTATCTACATTCTGTCCTATACTTTTAACGGAATCGTCAATTTCGGACATATCTTCATACATCTCCTTGGCTTCTTTTCTAGCTTCTTTTAAATTTTCCGCTAATTTTTCAGCTGCTTTTGCTGCTTTATCATCAACAACAGGTGGAGGAGTATTAGTAGGCTGATTGGCAGGTTGAGGTGCAGCAGCTTTCAATCTACTTTTTACATTATTATTTTTGTTAGTTGGATTTTTGCCTTTTGCCATTACTTAAATTAGTTTAAATCGGAAAAGTCAATATCTTTGAACTTTGAATTGTATTTGTTCAATTTATTAGTAGAAGCATCTATTCTTGAATTTATATCATCAAATGTTTTCCATACATCTTCATCTGAATCTTTAATTTTATTCAAAAACACAGTTTCTTTATTTTTAGATTTTGCTGTAAAAAATAAATTAAGTAATTTGGAAAATACATTTATTTCAACTAATTTTTGCTTCGCCATATCATATGTTTGTATATAAATATAAATCAATACTATTTTCGTCTAACTTTGGACGATGCTGCTTGTGATTTGTTTATTTGATTTAATTGGTCGGATTCCGTTTTTTTGGCTTTAACCAATTCATTCCAATAAAATTCTCTCAATTTAATAGACATATAGTATACGTCACTCCAAGTAAATCCACCATTGGAGTTATACACCATTTGAAAAATCTTTTGATGAATTGCTATACTATAATCAGTCGATAGGGTAAAAAAAGTCAACCCCGAATGGGATTCGGAGAGCCTCCTCCTCACCACTAGCCGTTGTATATTTAAACTTTAAATCCAAATCTGGAGTTATTGAGTTTGCATATTTTCGAAGTGCTTTTGAATCTCCGGCTAATAATCCGTTTGTTACAAAATTACTAATATGACCCGCATCTCTTACACCATTAACTTCAACGATTTGTCGTCTATATCTTGCTGTAATCTCTCCTGATGTTTTAGTCAATTTTTCAATCGCTTCAACATCTTTACTAATTGCTATCTCATCACCATGTGTTAAAAATTTGAATTTAATTTGAGTTTTTGAAATAGGTAAAATGAAATCATATTCATTTTTTCTATTCAATAATTCTTTATCCAATGATTTTGTTTGAATTTGAGAAAGGTCAATCGTAACAGGAGTTGGTTCACCGGTTTCGGGGTCATCTATTGAAACATCATAATCGGCTCCAAACGCTAACATACGAGATGCTACCAATATTGCATTTTTATCACCCACTAATATATCGTTTATATTTACTCCTGGTTCAACTATAATAGATTCTAACATTTTGTTTATATGTTCGTTTCTTCTTATTAAGTTTATAGAAGTTAAAATATCTTCTTCTTTAGCGGTTAATAACTTTATTTCAATTGTTCCTTTTGATAAAGGATGTGTTTCAGGATAACATAATCCTTCCGATGGAAGTGAAATTATCTCTGTTGCAAATGGGAATGATTTTGGTAATGCGGTTGGATTAATACCACCTCTTGTAACCTGTTGTTCAATGTTTTGTTCCATAATATTATAACTATTGTGTTTATTATATATATTATGTTTTAGAAAAAATAAAAAGGGGATAACATTTCTGCATCCCCTTCTTTTTTATAATTTTTAATTATATTAGTATTCTAATATTGCGTAATCGTAAGAAATAGTTAATTCAATAGATACTGGGTCAGTTGTGTTTGACCAATCCAATTCACCGAAATTAGCTTGAGAAATAAACGCTCCAACTAATGACCACTCTTCTACTATATCACCTACTGGTCCCAATAATTGGAATGTAAGTTGTTTTTTGTAGAAAGCAGAATAACCATCTCTACCTGTCAATGATTCGTGCGATTGTCTAATCCACTCCATTACTTGTTGTGCTCCAGATGGAACAATTGGGTCATAAAGTGTAATTGTTATATCATCCCAAGTTGATTTACCTTTAATCTTTCTCTTTACGTTTATATGGTCTAATTCAACTACTTCCGATGTGAAAGTTGGTCTACTTGCTGTTTTGATGATGTAAGATTCGATACCGTCAACTGTCATAATAAATCTATTCTGAAGTTTTGGTTCAAACTCTTTGTAAAACATCTTGTCAAATCCTAATATTGTTGGCATCTTTGTTTATATTTTATTGTTCTTTTATAAATATCTATTTTTTAAATTATCCGTTAAAACTTGCGCCAGTTGGTAAGATGTTGAAATCAATTTGAATAAATTCCGCTGTCTTTGTTGGTTGTAAGTAGATAGCTCCTTTTAAAATGTTTCTATCAATTACATCTGGTGTGTTGTTTGAATCATCCATTACCACTTTGAATGCGTATAAACCTTGTCTACTTTGTATTCCACTTAAATAAGGGTTTACAATGTTTAAGAATTTAGTTCTAGTTTCTGCCGAATTTTGTTCGAATACTAAATATCTAGAAGTAGATGCGATATATTTTCTAACAGTCAATAATAATCTTCTTACGTTGATTCTATCTAATGCAGATGGTTTATCTTGTAATGTTTTTTGTCCGAATACTACGATACCTTGTCCTGGGAATTGTACAATTGGATTTACTTTACCTTCGTATAAATCATCTTTTTCAGATTGAGATAATCTATCTAATACACTAACTGCTCCCACTAATCCACCTCTATTCAAACCAGCTGGTGCGAACCATTCTCCTGCAACATTATCGTTTGCCGCAAATACTCCAGGTAATAATACTGATGGTGGGACTGTTATTAATTTGTTTGTGTTTAAATCAATTGTTTTAACCCAAGGGTAGTAAACCGCTGCGTAGTTTGAATCTACTGATTGTGCTTGTGTTATAGTTGCTGATAAAGAAGTTGAAGCGTTACCTGCATCTCCAATGAAGAATGCATCTGCTCTTTGTTCTACCATATCTAATATTGAAGTCCAAACTGAACTATGGTCGTATCTATTAACATGAGGTGCAACAACCATATTGATATCATATTCATCAGCGTTTGATAATGCTGCAATATGTTTTTGATATGCTGCTTTACCTGCTGTTGTTGCAGGGTTTAAATCTGCTGCATTGTTAGCCGGAGAGTGTCCATCAAATCCTTCTTGGAATGCTACAACGAATTGTCTTTTTGCAACATCAGTTGAAACATTTGAAGTTAAATTTAATCCACAAATAGTATCTAATGAGAATACAGAGTTAGAACCATTACCCGCACTAACAGGAATTGGTTTCATGTATATCTTATTATCACCATTATTATCTAAATCAATACCACTATATTTTGAAGAATCGGTTACTGAACCAGTTGAGAATGTTACTCTCGGTACCAATGATGCGTATGCTCCTGCATTTACTGGTAATTGATATGCTGCGTGTGCAAATGGTACTGCTTGTACAGGTGCATTTACATTTAAATTAGTAATTCTAATATATCTAGAATTATTTACCCAATCGCCAATTTCTGTTATTTTACCAGTATTTGGATTGATTGTTCTTTTTCTATCACCGATTACTCTACTAATAAAGTTAGGAGAATTAGGGTCTAAATTTACATTTGCAAAAGTTTCAATTACACTTTTCTTTTTATCAGTATCAGAGAAATTTCTTACTACAATTGTGAATGCACCGTAATCAGTTCCATTTATTGAACCAGCCGCTTTAACATTTGAAATACCAATTTTTATTTTAGTATTTGCAACGTTTCCTGCGGTTATTGTTTCTATTTGAAATAAATTATGTCTTGTACTATTGATTAATTGAGATTGTATATATGGAGTCAATGCTTCACATGCTTCACCAGTACCAGTTGAACCACTAAATTTTTGGTCTGCTAATACAATTACACTTGCAGTTGTATGTGAGTTGAAAGATGAAGTAACTGAACCAGAACCAATTCCGTCAGTTCAAGATAATGTATAAGAACCGGTATTATATATAAATCCGTTTTCTTTAAAGAATGCGTATGCGTAAGCTCTTGCTGAACCATATGCAGATGAACCAAATACCGCTTCGATATCACTTACATCTGTTAAATTTAAAGATGCACTATATCCTGTGTGAGTTACACCACTACCACTTAATAATATTGAAAAATCACCATTACCATCTTTATCGGATGTAAGAGTTCCAGTAAATCCTACATTTGCACTTGCAGATGTATTAAAAAGAATACCTAATGATGCAGAATGTGCTGCTCCATCGGCTGATTGAGTTGTGTTTGCTACTAATAATAAAGGAGCAGTTTCGGTATATCCCGCTGCACCAGCTACTCTACAAATTGTTGCAGTTCCTGCTTCTCTTAAATATGATTGTACTGCTAAAGGAGTATAATAAGTGTCATCAACACTACCAAATAATGTTTCAAATTCTGCTTGTGAACTTACAATTGTTGGTGTTAATGGGCCTTCTTTAAAAGGACCTATAAACGCTGCTCCTATTTCTCCAACTCCTTGTTGTAAGAATGAAAGGTCATTTTCTCTTGTGAAAACGCCTGGTGATACTAATTTCTCTGCCATTTTATATGCTTAATTTAAATTTATTAATTCTCAATATAAATATAAACTTTTCAACCAAAACAACAAATTATGGTCTATATGTCGGTTGGAAATAATTATATACTTGTGTAATATCCGTTCCACTTAATTGTGTATTGTAAAATAACACAGGCCCCAATTGTCCATTGAAGTAGAAATTATTTTCATATGAGTTTCCACCAATATTAATTAAGCCAGATGATGTGAAAGTATTTGCTCCGTTTGATATTGTACCATTTGATGTAGAATCTATATAAGCAACGTTTGTTCCGTTAGCTGCTGCAGTATAACTTATCATATACCAAGTATTTAATGATAAACTTGCACCAGTACTTGTAAAGTTTTTAACACCATCAAATACATTATATGTACCACCGCCATTTGAATATAAATATAATGATATAATTCTACTAGCTGGGTCGGATGATGTTGATTTATTAAATATACAATAATGTCCTCCCGTTGGATGTGATGTGAATCTAACCCATGCTATAATTGAATACGATGTTGAATTAAATTGAGTATATCCACCATTTATATTCGATGAACCATCTTTATACCAAAATTTGTTTGAAGATAATGACCAATATTTTTCTTTTCTACTAGCACCATTATTATATGTTGGGTTTCCACCACTAATTCCAACACCATTTGGTGCACCTGCAGGTCTAACACCCGTACCATATCCAGTCAAATCTAACCAATCCGTACCGTCTGTGCCATCCGTTGATGATGCTTTTGATGGGTCTAAATACATTCTTAATCCAGAAGATGGAATGTATGGTTGTGTCGTTGTACCTTTGTTGTGCGAAATGGTTCCATTTGCTAAATAAACGTCAAAATTTTCTACATTAAGTGTTACAATTTCTACATCTTCGGTTACTATTTCAATATTATAAACTTCTATTTCTTGAACACCATCGAATTCATCGTATTTTACAATTTTATCAGCAGGTAAAATATCTTCTGCTAATTTAAATTTATATTTTTGTATTTCGGCATCCCATACCCAAATTGGATGTGTTCCGGTTGCTTTAATTAATCCATCATTTATTGAAAAATATCCACTTGCAAAGTTGAATACAACATCTGATACAACTACTTCTTGATATTCTCCACTATTTGTTTCTAACATATGGAATCTCCAATCAACCTGGTCACTTTCCGTAGATTGAGTTTCATCTGGTAAATTAGTAGGAACCCATGCTTTAATAGTATCACCTACATTTAAATCTTCTACATTTGTTTCAGTACCATCGGTTAATTGTACCTTTGTACCAAATAATAAACAAAAATCTGGTTGGTTAATTGTATTATAAACATCTACTGCATATAATGTTTTTGTCGTTACACTCCCATAATTTGTTGCATTTACATTATATCCATCTTCATATTTCATTGTTAAAACAGATGATGCTTCAGAATATGTAGATTGTGCTATTGATGCAGGTGTTATTGGAAATAATGTAGGACCAGTAGATACTGTCTTACTTCCTGTTGAGAAATTTGCATTATTAAAAGAACACGTATAATTATTATATTGTTGTTGAACTTTGGAATAGAATAAAGAACCAGTTGAACTAAATGAGAACTGTCCGTTTTCAGTTGTACTTTCTACTATATAAGTGTATGTCGGTGGTGCGATGGTTATTGCATCAGTTGCAAATGATAATAAAGAACCATTTGTAGTTTGACCACCAAGACCTCCAATTGAAACTGCTCCTGCTCTAGCAGAACCACTTACTGCTCTATATAAGTTACCTAATGATAAATTTGTTCTTGCCATTGTATAAAGTGTTATTCTCCGTTATAAATATCTAAAAGTTTTTCTTTCCACACTTCTTTGTTAGAAAAGTGTTTAATCATCCAATTTTTTAATTTTTTAAACTCCTCATTACGGGTTTCGTAATCATCCTGACAAATCGTTTTGTAGGTCTTTTTAAATGTCTCCTCGTCAACCGCTTTGTACTTATAATCAAGTGGGTCGTGCCACTTTTCATGTAATATCGGTAGTTTACCCCAATCAACTGCTTCAAATATTCCATATCCGAAGGGTTCATGTTCAAAGCAAGAGTGAGATATTCCCCAATCAAGTCCATAGAACCTTTCCTTATGCTTATAATCAAATTTGTAAACTTTTCCTTTTTCGAATGTATATACCCTCTGCTCTTGCAGCAAATCCAACTTTTGTAGAATCACTTAATTTTTTATTATTTATAAATTCGTAAGTATTTGGAATATGATATAAATTTTCTGTTTTATATGGAAAATGATATAATCCTACCCAAATCTTATTTTTAATTTTATTTATTAACTCACTTTCCCATTCCCAATTTCCATACCAATGAAGATATTCATCTTTTCCCATCTGGGATAACATAGATACTTTTGTTAAATTATGAAATATAATTGAATCAATTTTATCTAAATTATTATGAATAGCGGTAGTAGGAGTATAATGACCATGAAGAATGTGTACCTTTCTAGCTGATTTTAGAATATTATCTATTTCTAATTCATTCGTTTCCCAAACGTGGTCAATATCAATTGGAAATTCTTCGTAGTTATCCGGTTTCTTTCTATGGAAAAGTAGAAGTGGCTTCACTTCTAAATGAGGTGCCACTTCTTTTATCCATTCGGTTACCCATATATCTGCACCGCTGTTGAACCAAGGTCCACCCGCGGTAGTGTAGTAAACATCATACATTAATTATAAACCTTTTTGTTTCTTTAACTCCTCTACTTCTATTGTTAAAGAATGAATTTGTTGTTGTTGTTCTTTAATACCTTCAATTAATAATGCTACTAATTTATCGTATTTAACTGCTTTATATCCGTTTTCACGAGTTTGAACTAATTGTGGTAGAACTTCTTCGATTTCTTGTGCAATTACACCTACATCGTTTCCTTCATAGTTTCCTTCATATCCGTGTTCAATTTTGTTTTCTTCTTTCCAATCGTAAGTATTACCACTAATTTTAGAAATCTTTTGTAATGCATTTTCAATTGGTTTGATATTTTCTTTGAAACGAATATCAGAAGATGAAAATGCTACGATATCGTTTGCTGCATCAATTCTACCTGCAGTCGCACTTGCTGCTACACCAACACCAATTGAATTAAATCTAACGTTATCCGATGTTGCAACAGGCTGTCCAATTGAAATTGTATGTGCAATTCCTTCACCGGTTGTTGCACCTGTCGATGATACGCCAGTTCCTCCGGTTATTGTTGCTACATAGTTACCAGATGTTCTAGTTCCTAATGCAATATCACCGGTAGTAGATGCAACATCTATTTGAGCCGAACCAGTTACAACTGCTCCAATTGCTGTTCTAATAGTTTCCGCAGTTATCGAACTACCCAATGCAGTTGATTGTCCTGCAATTGTTATTGCGTTATTTGTTAAACCGATTGTTGGGGTTGCACTTTCACCACTATTATTAGAAAGAGTAATGTTAGTACCTGCTACTAAACTTGCAACATATACTGAATTTGCTGCTATTGTAGTTGCGAATGAAACGTTACCTAAATTTGTAATTGTTCCTGTACCAGTTACATCACCTGTTAAGGTAATTCCAATATCAGTACCTTCCAAATTAGTCAATCTTGTCAATGCAGAAGAACTAAATGATTCCAAGTTAGAAGTTTCAGATTCTAATGCCGATAATCTTGTAAGTGCTGAACTACTGAATGATTCTAAATTTGCAGTTTCAATTAATAAACTTGCAGATGTTGATTCTAAATTATTTAATCTACCAACACTTGCAGTATAAAATGATGCAAATGCACTATCGTTTGTCGTATCTACTGAATTAATTAATGTTACAATTTCTGCAAATGAATCTTTATCTGCATCTGCTGCCGAAAGTATTGCATCAACTCTACCTTTTTCAGTTAATATTCTACTATTCAATGAAGAACTAAAATCACTATATCCAGTTGTTGAACTTAAAGTTACTTGAGATGAGCCAGATACAACACCATTTGTTGCTGCAATTGAACCCGTAAATGAATTGGCTTTTATTGCTCCACTCACATACAAATTACCAGCTATTTGAACTTTATCAGTTAATGGAGTTGAACCTCCTAAATATGATGTTGCATTTCCAATTCCTGGACCTAACAATACGTTACCATAAGTTGATTCTGCAACAAATACATAATCGGTATTGCTATTACCTGAATTAGATGGGTTGCCTATTTGAATAAAACTATTATTATCATATGGTAGTAATCTAAATATACCATTTGCATTTGTTGTATCAAAACTAACTTCAAAATTCTTTTCAGTAGCTTTTAAGAAATACATTGCGTTTACATTGGCAGTTGTATCTAATCCTAATGTTGCATCGTTTACAGATGTTGATATATATGCTGCAAATCCTGCACCACTACCTATGATTGTTTGGTTACCCTTAAATGTATTTGAACCAGTTGTTGCTAAAGTATTTAATTGTGATGAACCACTTATCACACCATTTGTTGCATTTATAGCACCATATATATTTGTACCATAAATTGCTCTATATCTTTTAGAAGTAGAACCTAAATCAAATGCGTTATCATCATTTGGTATAATTGATGAACTCAAATCAGCGTTTACAACCTAAGTCCGTATTTACATAAGGTTCTCCAAATGCCAACGAACCGGATTTTTGTGCGTTCGTACCACGTCTAAATTTAAGTCCCATTTTAGTTTACTCTTTTTTTTAGTTTAAAGTACAAGAAATTCCTTATACCCTTATAAATATCTATTTGCTTTCCAATCTATCAATTTTAGATGATAATTCTTTTATTGCTTGAATTAATAGTGGAACTATTTTTTCGTAATTTACCGCTTTATATCCATTATCTCTATCAATTACTGCGTATGGTAATACTTTTTCAATTTCTTGTGCTATTACTCCTATATCCGTACCAGTATGCGAGTGTATATTTTCGAATCCTTCTTTCCAATCATATACATTACCACTAATTTGATTTACTTTCGTTAATGCCTCTCCTATTGGTTGTATATTTGATTTTAATCTTTCATCTGATGAATAAAACGCCGTTATGTCACCAGTTGCTCTAATCTCACCACTAACTCCACTTGCTGCAGTTCCAATTCCTAATGAACCAAATTGTACATCGGATGTTGTTGCTACTGCTTGTGCAATCGAAATAGTTGCATTTGAACCTTCTCCAGGAGTATGTGAAATTGTAACACCAGTACCTTGAGTTAAATCACTCATATAATTACCAGTAGTATCAACTCCTAATGCTACCGAATTTGCTTGAATTGTTGCAACACCATTTGATGCTATTGTAATATCTCCACTTACACCCGAATAAACTTGCGAAGAACCAGAAATTACTCCAGAAGGTAATAATGATGTAATTTGAGAACTACCACTAATAATTCCGGCCGGTATATTACTCAATCCCACATATGAAATTTGAGATGAGCCACTAACTATTCCATCTATATTAAATAGTGTATCAATTTGTGCAGATGAAGATATAATTCCCGCTGGTATATTAGATAATCCAATATATGAAACTTGTGATGAACCACTTATTACACCATCGGTATCTAATTTAGTCTTAATCGTTGTATTAATTGAAGAAGTAAATAATTGTAATGAAGCGGTTACCTGATTAATTTTACTAAATTCTCCAGCTAAACCTGCACCTATTGAAATTGATGCAGTATATTCCAAATCATCTAATCTTACTTCGGTTGAACTTGTATATGAGTTTAATGATTGGGTATGTAAATTTAAAGAACTTGTTACATTTTCTAGTGTTGTATCTTTTTGTTTTTGAGAACCTGTCCAAGCATTAATATCAGAAATATGTCCGGCAACCGAGGCAGTAAATGTATTTAATGAAGATGTACTTTCTTCCAATTTACTTAATCTATTATTTTGATTAGTATTGGTAATATCATTACTTGCAGTATATGAATTTAACGATGCGCTTACTATATTTAAATTTGAACTTGATATTTGTAAATTGGAAACAATAATATCAATTGATGAAGATTTTGATTGTAAATTATTTAATCTATTTAAAGTAGATGCTGTAAAATCGTTTACACTAGATGATACTATATTTAAATTTGCAATACTAATATCAACCGAAGCTGATTTGGATTCTAAATTATTTAATCTTAAATTAGATGATTGTGTAAATGAATTCAATTCAACTAATTGTGCAGATGACGATAATATATTATCACCCCCTGCCAATAATAATTTTGATTCTAAATCTTTCTTACCAGCTTTCCAAAAATCATTTGTTGAATCCCATAATAAAGAACCAGAAGTAGTTGAACCACCGGTTGCATCTTTTGTATAAATTCCAGCAGTATTTGCAGAACCTCCAAAATTTAATTCTAATATATTTTCACCAATATTAACTTGTGTAGAGTTAATTTGAGTAGTTGTTCCGTTTACGGTCAAATCACCCAATATAGTTACATTTGTAGTATCTAAACTAATTGCCGCCTTTAAAGATTGAGTATATTCATTTAATGATATATTACCATTACTAGCAGTAAATGTGTTTAAACTTGCTGTTGTTAAATTTAATGAAGCAGTTGCTGTATTTATAGAACTACTAAATTGATTTAATGAATCTAACACCGATATTATTTGTGATGAACCAGATACAACTCCACCTTTTAAATTTGCAGAAATATTACCATTTGTAATAGTAAAATCAATATTTGTACTATCAGTTGATGCAGATACTATATCATTTGATATCCCATTTATTTGTGTAAAATTTATTTGTGAAGAACCTGAAACGATTCCAGTAGGTAGTGATGCTGCTATTTGTGCCGAACCAGAAATAACACCATTTGTTGCTGCTATTGCTCCTGAAATAGATGTTGCATGGACTTCTTTCCAAAGTTTTGTAGAAGAACCCAATGCATATGTATTTGTTGGGTTTGGAATTAAATTTGAAGTAAACTCTCCACCGGCAGTAATTGTATCGTTTGATGCATTTCCAAGAAATAGGTTTCCAGAAATTGCAACATCTCCACTAAAATATGCAGATGATGCTGTTATGTTTCCAGTTAAATTAATATCACCTTTTACAGGTGCGTTTAAAGTTAATACATTATATTGTGTAGACCCGCTACCAAATTGTAATGAACCGGAACCCTGATGTAAGTATAATTCTCCATCTGCTAATGAGATGTTGGTTGTACCCCTTCTTAATTGAAATATAGCTGCCATTTAATTCTTTTGTGTTTCTTATAAATATGATTAAATATTAAAATCCAAATCTCCTGCCGTTGTTATATATTTTGCCAAATGCATATAGTTTGCCGTTATACTACCCGTTGTAACATTCATAGCGGATGAACTAATTGATAAATATCTATTATTACCAATTAAAACATCAAAAGAACCAGTTCTAGCAATTGCTTGAGTGTTACCGGTACTATCTTCTATAAAGTTTACCGTCCCCGCTGCTTCAGGGTCTAGATTAAAATCAAACGTATTTGGACCAGGTGCAATACCTACTTCACTACCATTTACAATTAATGAACCACTTATATCTACCGAACCGGTAAATTCATGTTTATCATCTATCGTATCACCAAATTTAGTAGAACCACTTTGATAAATAACAGATGATGAAATTACATTTATATTAAATTGTTGTGCGTTTACTGAACCTAATACGGTCAAATTA